TGTTTTTTTTCTCTATATATTTAAATATATCTTCTAGAGAAGACCATCCAAGATCTTCTTCAATTCCTAATGCAGATAAAAATATATTCCATGTCTCTGTAACATATTGAATAGCAGAGTCTGTTGGTTCTACAATTGATGAATCTAACATAAATGCCAAAGGCAATCCAAGATCATTATATTGTATAAACTCAGAAAACTCTTTATCTTCTTTATAGTTAACCCAAAGCTCAGAAAGTACTGAGCAGATGGATTCAAATTTTGTTACTTCGTTTCCGTCGTTAAAACTTTCCATGTTTCTCCCCATTGCCTCTTATCTTTATGGCTATTAAATTCTTTTGAGATCTCTCCACCTTCTAGATAAATACCGCCCCAAACTCCCCATTCTTTTCCAGATATTCCAACAGCAAAACATTCTTTTGCTACTGGACAGGATTTACACAAAGAGTCAACAATTGGTCTTGAATCTATATCTTCTTCATATTTATCAAAAAATATATTTGTATCTATACCAAGACATGCTGAATTATCTTTCCATAAGTGCTGTTTCATTTTTAGCCCTTATACTTATTCGGAATATCCCATCCATTACGTGTAACTGGATAAATACGTTGAAGATACCAAACTCCATTTACCCTTACCCCATTAACGGCAGTACGACCAGATTCAGATCGTTTACGATCAACAACATCCCATCCAATCCAAGACAAGTTGTTATTACGAGCAACAATTTTTTCCATTTTTTCTAAATTTTGAATAATCATTTTATTCTCCTAGTATCTAAAAATTCCTACTTCAATACCTTTTAGTTCTGCCTCAGCAACTAGCTTAGATGGGGATTGCTTTGGATTACTTAAAAAAGCAAAATAGTTTATATGCTCCATATTTTCCAATATCCACTCAGACGGAACCTTATATTGTTTTATCTTCATTCCACGTGCCTTCATTCCACGCTCAGAAAGATTACAGAACTCTAAAACCATTGAGTTGATTTTAGTAGGACCAACAGAGTAAATATAAATCTCTTTATCCTCTTTGTTCATGCCTGACATTGCAACTCCCATTGCACGAAGAAAAACCTGATAATCATCAAACTCTTTGGTGCCTTGCACTGCCACTATCATTAGTCATCATCCTTTAAGTTATCTATAATAAATAACATCTTATCTAAATCTTTTTTTGGCATATTAATTATGTCTACTTCTTGAGCGGTATCATGATCAACTTTGCCATCAATCATATTAGCTACAAAAAATCTATTATCTCTAATCCAATAAGCTTTATCATCAATAGCAATCATCTTAGTTGTTCTTTCAGAAACAAAATTTCTGGACTGAGAATTATGCTTTACTACTTTTTGATTAGGAGGAAGCAGATGCCTAATTTTTGAATGAATAGTGCTTTGACTTTTCATAACAGACATTACCCCCTCAGACTTTAACTTTATGCTGTATTTAATTATACCTAAAGAAGTTATAAAAGTCAAGACCAAAATTAATAATATTTCATTAAATGACATTATCTTTTATACCCCATGTAACCATTATATCAAGCAATGGCTATTAAATCAAGCGTTAATTAATCTTTGAATATAGAGTTAAAAGATGTTGATTTGCTTTGATCTTTCCCAAATCCAGCAAAGATTTCTTTATCCATTCTTTTAGCACGTTCTACTATTTTACGTGACCAAGAAAATCCTGCATCTCCGCCCCAAGCATCCCACATAATTCTGCCATTTGATGGGTTTGATGTATTATAAAAATCTTTTCCTTTTTTATCTACTTCATGACGAGAGAAGAAAGAATACATTCTTTTTACTGTATCAAGACTTAGGTTTTCTCCTCTTGCCAACTGTCCAGCACGAGTCCATCCTACTGCCGTTCCAGCTCCTTTTGCCTTACCTTCTTCTTTCCAGCGAATAGCACGACGAGCTGCTGACTTCATACCTTCTGTTGGAGCGTATGTTTCTGCTTTGTGTAGATCTGATGGTTGAACAATCTTACTTCTTGACATCTTTACCATACTCCCCATATTTACCAAGTACTGCTTTAATTGTTCCATCTTTACGAAGACGAACAATATTTCCATCTTTTATCTGAACAGGATTAAAACCACGATGTGGCTTGTGTTTTCCAGATGACATTATTTTGTAAACGGATTCAGATCAAATACTGTTCCGCCCCACATTGTTTTACGAACCCCTGGCTTCCAGTCTTCTGGCAACATATCAACCATTCCCAGTGCTCTTGCACGACGAATAATATGTTCTTTTGCTGCATTATAATTTTTAGCACGACCAACAGACTGAATTGCATTACGAAGATCATTTGCATTTGCAATTGGGAAAGATCCATCTGGCATTGCTGTTCCTGCTTCTGCCATTCTTTCACGAGTTGCTGTTGAAAATTCACGCTTTTCTGCCTTGTATGTTCCACCACGACGCTTATATTCTTGAACTACCCAAGCATTAGCAACAGCTGATGGATAAACATCAAATTTATCTTTTGCTTCACGTAAAATTTGTGTATATAGTCTTGCATTAGAAGGTTCTGATCCACCACGACGTGGCTTTATCATATCACCGTAGTTTGGCTTATCTGCTTTGTCCATTCCAGGCATAGTATTTGGTTCTGCAACAAGTTGTCCATCAATCATTAATGCTTCTGCATCAAGAGGAAGTGGTGCAATCTTAGTTGCTTCTTCTGCTGCAACTGAAACTAAGTACATTGTTTCTTCCCAGTATTGACCATCTGATTCAAATTCTAAAGTACGTACTACAAGAGCAGGACTTTCTGGAGATGTTTCTAGATAATATTCTGATCCAGGTAGTCCAGATGCACCGTTAGTCATAACATATTCAACACGACCAACATGAATTTCATCATCACAAGAAACAATTACAAAGTCTCCCTCTGCAAAAGTTGCTTTTTCTAAATCTTTAATCTCAATTTTCTTTTCTGAATTTACTGAGGCCCAAATTGCACGAGCCTGTGCTGCAGCAGCAGACTTAGTAGGATGGCACCCATGAACTGTTCCATCTGCACTTACTGTTGGATATCCCTCACAGCCATATGATCCCTTTTTTCCAGCACGGTACCCACCCGCTGGTTTTTTGCTTCCGCCTACTGGCATATAATCCTCCTAGATATATCAATATTATATCAGATGATTATTGCATTAGTATGCGCTTTATTTCCTTCAAAGAAAACTGATCTTGCTCTTCTAGCTGAGAAATTTCATCTTTATCGAATGCCTTTGGAGATAGTCTTACAGTAGGACTCTCTTCAAGAAGGTCCATATCTATAAAACCCTTTTCCCATAGCCCCATCAATGCTGCATTAACAAAATTTAAATGTTCTCTATAAAGTTCTGGCATGACATCTTTTAGGGATTGGGTAAAGTTATATAGTGGTTCTCCAGTTTCAGATACCCCAGCAAACTCTACAGCACCCTTTAATATCAGATGTTCGATAATCTTATTATCCTCATCCATTAATAAAGTTCTCCAAGTCTTCTCTATTTTGACTACCAATGATTCTATTTTTTTCTATACCATTTTCAAAAAGAATAAATGTAGGAACAGACCTTACTGAAAAAGTTTCAACTAAGTCTTTATTATCATCAACATCAATAATTTGAAATCCTGCTGTTGTTTGTTCACGATTTATTTCTTCTACTATTGGACGAGTTTTTTTGCAAGGCTGGCACCACTCAGCCGTAAAATAATAAACTGTTTTCATTCTAATTATGGCTTCCTATCAACCTGTTTTCTACAAGTTTATGTCTTTCATCTATCACTTCTAACATAAAAGACATCATTTTGGTATAGGCATCTGGATTATTCATAATCTTATCATAGTGATGACCACAGAATAGTAAATCTCCAGTAGAACCCTTTATCATTACGAAAGCTTGTGCTCCACATCTATCGCATCTATCTATTGCTTTTAAAGAGTCTCCAGGAACAGTCATAGAAGATTCTGATTTCGGCTGTGGTTTTGGTTGTGGTTGTGTAATTGGACGTGCCATGTTGTTATTATACATCTACTTTCTATTATCAGTTGAATAAAATCCAGGACCATTAAACAGTACCCCTGGAGATGACCATAATCTTGTCATAGTTTCTCCACAGCAAGACGGCTCTCTATCTTCTCCAAAGCCTCTTTGAAAATCAATAGCGATATGACACACTTTACACTGGTATTCATATATTGGCATAAATTAATTATATCCTATGCAGTTCTTGTTGTCAATCTAGTATATGTACGGATTCTATGACAATTAGCACAAACAACTTCACATTTTGCTATTTCACGCATTATTGCCTTCCATGAAAATCCATCATGTATCATTCTAGATACATTATACTTTTTATCTCTTAAATGATCAAAATCAAGTACTATATGATTATTTTCTCCGCAGTCCACACATCCACTCGCCTGCTTTATTTCAGCGAGTCTTTTCTTGTACTGCTGCTTTGTTTTACTTGCTAATTCTTTTTCAGTCATAGCAATTATTATTATAGCAAATATTTTTTGGAAGCCCCGCATAGGAATTCAAGCACAATGGCCCGATTTATAAAATGGGTAACTAATCCATCCCAAGGCCTATGCGGGGATTCTATTATACCGCTTTACTTCTTTAGAGATTTGATAGCGATTTCTTTTGGCTTCTTATCTTCTGGAACAATACGTTCAATATCAATATTAAGCATACCGTCCTTAATTTCAGCACCAGTAACTTCCATGTATTCTCCAAGAGCAAATGTTCTTGTGAATTTACGGTTAGCTATACCCTTATGTAGAACTTCAGACTTTTCATCCTCAGATCCTACAGTGCTATCACCTTTGATAATTAATGTTGAATTATCTACAGTAACAGAAAGGTTGTCTTTTGAGAATCCAGCAACTGCTAATGCTAGTTTAAAACTATCATCATCAATTTTTACTAGATCATATGGTGGATAAGATACTTGGCGAGAAGCCAACTGTACATTACTTAGACGCTCCATCTCACGATTGAAGCCAATAAAAAAAGGATCCTTAAATAGATCCCATGCAAATGAACTTACCATTTTATTCTCCTTTTCAGCGAGTTATTTGGTACCCCCGTTTGGCGGGTACAGTAAAATTATACCATATTCTTAGCTAAATATGCAATAGCCCTATTAAGTCTATCAATACTATCTTGAAATACACCTAATCCTCTATTACAATTATGACAAATATGCCCTCTAAATGTATTTGTTTCATGGTTATGATCTACTACCCAAATACTGGCATTTCCACCAGTACCTTTTAATTCCTCTTCATCTTTTAAACAAATAGGACAAACATATCCTTTTGGTGGATAGCCATATATTTTTCTTAATTCTTCTCTTTCTTTAGATAGTTTTTTTGCACATGATTTACATTCAGGTCTTAAATATTTACCCCCACTTGATGGGGAAAAATTAGAATCGTCTAGTTCTAGTTTGCATTTACTACATGTTTTCACGAGCCCTCGACAGGATTCGAACCTGCGACTTCAACATTACAAGTGTTGCACTCTACCAACTGAGTTACAAGGGCGTATTGGTACTTCTTCCATTTCCTTTATTTAATGCTTTATACGTAGGTGTTAAAGAATGACAGTTTGGGCACAATAAACGTAAATTATCTATATTATTATTTTTATAATTTCCATCAATATGGTCTGCCTCTAGCGGAATAACATTTGAATACTTATTAACTTTAGACCATCCACATATTTGACATTTATTTCCATATATTTCTCTTAGATATCTTTTGATGTGTCTAGAAACTAGCCCTCCAGATCTTACTCCGTTTACCGAACCACTGAGCCAACTATTAATATAGTTTTTATACTGATAGTCAGCCTGACACTGATTGCTACAATATTTATAGCTTTTCCTAGCTTTTGCTTCTCCACAGTTCAGGCATTCTTTTTGCATACCATAATTATACCATAAGATGGTAGCTCTAGAGAGAATCGAACTCTCGTTACCAGATTGAAAATCTGGCGTCCTAACCACTAGACGATAGAGCCAAATATTAAATTTTTAAAGATCGCATATATGTTCTATGTCTATGACAGTTTGAACATACAACTTCACATTTTTCTATTTCTTCTAACAACTGTTTCATTGTACCATTTCTAACAATCTGATTTATACCAGCTTTTTTAGTACCACGAACATGATCAAAATCTAATTGGTGCGGGGCATAAGAAATATTGCAATCAAGACATATAGAATTATTTAGTGTCTGTCTCTTATAGACGTCTGTAG